TATATGATGTCAAAAATGACAAATATGGGGCCGAAAAAAGGTTTGTTTGCTGGAAGTATGTATGATCTTTCGCCAGAGGCGGGCGAAGATTATTTTAGAAATCAATTAGATAATTTTAGAGATCCAGATAAAAGCAATCTTGATGTCGGTATGGATACGCTAAAGACACTTTTACATTCTGGCATAAGCCCCGCAACTAAGATGGGGTTTGCTCGCGGTTTGTTTAGATATTTGTCGGAAAGATAAAATGGCAAGTTTTATAGATTTTCTTTTGCAGAACAGAGGCGCTTTACATCCAGAATACCGTGATCCGCGTCAAAGTATCGGTAGGCAAACAACGCAACGCGCTTTATCAGAATTGGATGAAATTGGGGAAATTGGGCAAGGATCATTTAATCCTTTGTATGGATTGTTACGGGCTGTTAGTGCGATTGAACCGGCTTATAGGGCAGCAACAGGTGTTACTACAGGAGCGATCCAATCTGCTGCTGAAGGTTTCCCATTTTATCTCAACGAAAGTTCCAGTGACAGATTAGGTCGTGATTTATTGGCAATGCAGAATGAAGCGCCATTAGAGATGGTTGCTGCACCGTTTGCGGGGTTAATTGATAAAGCCGGTGAGTTTGGATCTATGGTCAAGAGATCAAGGCCATATCTTCTTGGCGATACATTAGAGGGAAACCCTGATGTAATGAATTTGCCAGAAAAGGGCAGACCGGCAGCAGTAGGTATCCCAGATGAGGGCAGATTTTCTTCTAGGCCAATTGCTGAAGTGCAAAGCGCATCCCGTAAATATATGGATGAAGCTGGCATAGATATTCCAGAATACATTGAATATCCAGAATTGGATCAGCAGCGGGCTAAATACATTGCAGCAGCGTATGAGCGCATGAAGCACGATCCAGATAATCCAGAAGTAAAAGCTGCATATGAAGCGTTAAAAAATGAAACAATGGCGCAGTATGAGGCGCTTAAAGATACTGGCATAGATTTTAAGTTTCTGCGCGAGGGCCAGACAGATCCATATGCCAAAAGCCCAGCGATGGGTTATCAAGATGTTGTGGAAAACAAGGAATTGACTGTATTTCCTACTGACTTTGGCTACGGATCGGGTGAGTTTGACGCTTCAGACAACCCATTATTAGGTTTTGTTGGTCGAGTTGGCGATAAGGAAGATGCTGTTGCAAATGACGCTTTCCGCGTTGTGCATGATATGTTTGGTCATTTAGGTGCAGGAAACCCTCAGTTTAGAGCAAAAGGTGAAGAACGTGCTTGGCTAGAGCATAGCAGAATGTTCAGCCCAGAAGCCCGAAAGGCCATGACAACTGAGACACGCGGTCAAAATAGCTGGTTAAACAGTGGGCCATTTGCAGATCAAAATGCTACTGCTTTGGGCGCTGATACAGTGTTTGCCGATCAGAAAGCCGGTTTGCTGCCAGATTGGGCTGTAGATCCACAGGGTATGCCAAAAGGCATTGAGCGTGATGAGTTAGACGAAATTATCAAGAAGTGGGGCAGATAATGCGGAAGGGTTTACGGCAAGCTTCACAGTTAGCAAAAGGCTTGCTTGATTTGTTTCATTATTCTGATGAGGTGCGGCCAGTTATTGACCCGTTGCAGCATTTAACTAACCCAAATGTTCGCGGCATGGAGCGTGAGTTAGCTTATGGAACGCGATTATCTAAGTACGGTGAAGTGCCAGAAGTAATTTATGACCCTTACCCGCCACAATCCTATTTTGGAACATCTAATTATACGCCCGAAAGTGGTTTGGGTGAAGTTATCCACAAAACAACTGCTGATGAAGAAGCCTTCTACGATGTTTCTGAAGATGTTAAAAGGTTTATGCCTTTAGCGCGTGAAGAAGTAATGGACAGGTTGGCAGAGTTTGACAAGAAATTTACACCGTATGAAGTAAATCTAATGGTGCAAGGCAGGGCAATGAGTTTAGCAAAAGAAGCTAAATATTTGGGCCTTAGCAATAGAAAATACAGGCCAGATGTCTATACTCAATTCAACGAAGTGATCCCGCAAGAGGTTCAACCGTTGGGGCAAGAAATGATGTCACTGGTGGAATACCTAGAGAGCATAAAAAAATGACAGAATATGAAATAGAAGTTGATGATATGGGGCTGGGCTTAATGCGTAGTGATCCATTTTATAAAAGCATTGAGATTATTCGGCAAGAAGCTACCAGCACAATGCAGAAGCGTTATTTGGTAAAAGTAATAGAAAGTGAAGAAAATGCCTATTACAAATTACAATGAACTAAAATCCAGCATAGCTGATTTTCTCAACAGGGATGATCTAACGTCAACAATCCCTAGTTTCATTGCGTTGGCTGAAGCTAACTTTAACCGCAAAATCAGACATTGGCGGCAAGAGAAAAGATCAACAGCTATTGTAAGCGCACAATACACTTCTTTTCCTTCTGACTTTATGGAGCCAATCAGGTTCAGCCTTACAAGCGACAACACGCGGCGGCTTGAGATGGTGGGTCAAGGAACCATGATGGAGATGCGCGAAAACAATAAAGACACATCAGGCATACCTCAGTTCTTTGCTATTACTGATGGATCGTTAGAGTTGTTTCCTACCCCAGCGTCAGATCATACAGTTGAGATGGTTTATTATGGTAAGCCAACAGCACTGAGCGATAGTAACGCTACAAATTGGCTGCTGACTTACTATCCTGATGCGTACCTTTACGGATCTCTTATGCATAGTGCGCCTTACTTGGCAGACGATGGCCGTATCCAAATATGGGCGGCATTGCTGCAAAGTGCAATTGATGGTATAAATCAGGACAGCGAAGAAGCAAAATTTAACAGCGCGGGGCAGCGCATTAAGATCAGGAGTTACTGATGGCGACTTTAAATGATCGCGTTTTAGACAACGGTCTAACCGTTCTGGATACGGAGGCCAACCGCGTTGATATTTGCTCGCAAGAGCCAACATCATATGCGGAAGCCACAAGCACATACACGCTTGGCAACGAAACCAGCATAAGCATATCGGCTCCCGCTGATGCCTCGCCAAACGGGCGCAAGGTTACTCTGGCTGCTGTGAGCGGCGCATCTGTGACAGGCACCGGCACGGCTACGCATTACGCCATATCCGACACCGGCAACAGCCGCTTGCTGGCGACTGGCTCGCTGTCGGCATCTCAGGTGGTTACATCTGGCAACACATTCTCGTTGACTGCATCTGACATCCGCATCCCAGATCCAGCGTAAGGTATAGATATGGTTGTGCTGAAAAACAGAGCTAAGGTGGCAACCAGTACAACTGGCACCGGCACCATTACACTCGGCGCAGCAGAGGATGGCTACCAGACATTTGCTGCATCTGGCGTTACCGATGGTGACGTTGTTCGCTACGTTTTAGAGGATGGCAATAACTGGGAAATCGGCACGGGCGTATATACGGCTTCTGGCACAACCCTTACCCGCAATGTGATCGAGAGCAGCAACAGCGATGCTGCGATTAATCTAACCGGCGATGGGATTGTGTTTATCGGGTTTACCGTTGAGGACGCTGACAACCTTTTTGATCTAAATATTGCGCTAGGATAGACAATGGCTAACACGTTTAAAAATTACACCTCTGCTTCAGTCGGAACGGGGGCTACAACCGTATATACGGTTCCCGCTTCAACTACCGCGATCATGATGGGCTGCAACTTGTCAAACACAACAACCAGCCAGATCGCCGTGGATGTCCAATGCGCTGGCGTCTACTTGGTCAAAGGCGCTCCGATCCCCGCTAACTCAGCCTTGGGTGTCTTAGACGGTAAGATCATTTTAGAGGCGGCTGACACAGTGGTTGTCACTAGCGACACAGCCAGTTCAGCGGATGTGATTGTCAGCGTTCTGGAGCAAACCTAATGGCGGGATACATTGGTTCTAAGACGGTAAACCTCAGTACAACCGGCGCTGATATAGTTGGTGATGCTGATGTCAGTGGTGATCTGACGGTAGACACAAACACACTGCATGTAGACAGCACGAATAATCGGGTAGGCATTGGGACGAGTTCGCCTAGTTATCCCCTGCATGTAAGCGGAACTGGCGATAAAGTTATGGCTGTTACTGCTGGTGCATCATCTATAGCAGCACTTA